GATCGCTGCAACTGCAGCTCGATCGACCTGAGCGCTGGCGCTGCTCACCGCCTTGGTGTGCCACTCGATGGCATCGCAACTGTTCGCATCTCTCATCCATGACTGAACTCACCACCGCCTGGATGCTCGGCTGCGTCTGCGGGTTCTTCATGGGCGTCACGGTGGCTGGCCGCCGACGGCCAACGTGCCGCGAAATGATGCGCGACCCAGACCGCCAGCCCACCTTTGCTGAGCTGTTGCTGCCACCACCCCGCGACCGCGACCCCGACTGGCGCCGCAGCTTCAACCACGAGAACACCAACCGGCCATCAGGGCCGCCGCCGCTGCGGTTCGATCCAGGCCGCGTTCAGCGCAGCAACATCGGCAACAACTTCAGCACGCCCAAGCCGGACATCATCCCCAAGCCTCAATTCCCACCGCCCCGGACCATCCGGGATGACTTCATGCCATGACTGACCTCTCCCCCGCCGCCCGCGCCATCTTGGAGGCTTTCCGCGAGCGCTATGCGGAAACACTGCGCCCCGGCCCCTTCTGCGATCACTGGCAGGAGGCTTGCTTGGCTGCTGCGCTGACTGCGCTGGCAGTGCGCATCAAGGGCGCTGATGGCATTCGCCAAGACGTGCTCGACATCGTGAACGAGCTGGACGCGGTGCCCCTCTATGACTGACCTCCACGCCTTGATCCACCGCATGGCGGACGAGCTGGATCACTACCGCCAGCTGCTGACCGACGACCGCAGGGAGCTGCATCCGCTGGCCACTGAGGCCCGCGCCGCCCTGGCCGAGGCAGATGGACCGGCTGTGCCCGATGGCAGGGAGCCGGCCTCTGTCGATAACAGTCTAGCCCTGCGCGTGCATCGGCTGGAGGCCATGCGCGAGACGGAGAAAGCCGCGCTGCTGGATGCGTTCCGGCAGATCGACCGACTGAAGGAACGCATCGACTGGCAGTACACCAAGATCCATCGCTTGGAAAACGCCATCGACGCCGAGCTTGAAGCTTTGCCCGAGTCCTAACCTCACACCAGCTGGGTCGGCTCCACCCGTAAGGGCGAGCACCGCCGCAGTCAGGCCTGGGGTCCTGGCTGCCGCAGTGTGCGGTATCGGAGGCCCGGCCATTCTTCACACCACCATGCGCAAACCATTGGCGTGCCCATGCTGCGGAGCGACGCGCGGCATCGGCACGGAGAGCGTCTACAAGCTGGCGAACGGCCACCGCCGACGGCTGCGACGCTGCAGCCACTGCGATGCTGTCGTTCGCACCATCCAGGAACCGAGCAAGCACGAGCGGCTGGCCCAGGAAGTGATCAGGCAGATCACTGCGCCGAAACCGCAAAAGCTGACTGTTGATCAGGTGCTGGCGATCCGCAATGCTGCAGCGCGCGGCGTGCCTCAGCGCGAACTGGCGATTGAGTTTGACGTGCGCCGGCAGACGATCCAGCAGATCGTGACGGGCAAGACGTGGCGCCTGGTCGGTGGCCCGATCAGCACCCGCTACTGCTCCAGCTGCGAGCACTTCGGCGCAGGCTGCTGCGCATTCGGCTTCCCTGAAGCGGCGGAGCAGCCGTCGTTCGCCAGCGAGTGCTCGCTCTATGAGGTGAGCCAGTCGAGCAGCCGGGCCTGACCCAGCTCGCTCCAGTGCGGCTGCTCACGCCACCAGCTGAACACTTCGCGGTGGCCCTTGGTGCGATTGCAGGGCAGGCAGGCCGGCGCCAGGTTGGAGCGCACGGTGAGCCCGCCCTTGGCCTTGGGCCAGATGTGATCGAGCGATTGCGCCGGCGCGTTGCAGTAGGCGCAGCGATGGTCCCAGGCCTCGAAAATGGATCGCCTCCAGCTGCGGCGGGTGATGAGCTCGACGCCCTCGATCCGCGCCTGCATGGGCTGCGTGCTGCTGCGGCCAGCCTAGGGGGATTTCACTGTGTGAATGATTGCTACAGCAACCTGGCCGCAAGCCAGTGTGCTGCCGATGATTGGCTCATTCCGCATCCCACCTACCATGCGATCGACTATTGCTTCCGCCGCCCTATGGGCAGCGATTACCTGCGGGTTCTGGTACGCGTTGACGGTGAGCCTCACCGACATGACGCGACGCGATTGCCGAGCCGGCGCCGAGCTGGCGTGCAAGCAGCTCAAAGCGGACGGAGTGAAGCTGTGAGCTACGCACTTCTCCGCGGCGGCCGCTGGATCACCGCACCAGAAGGTGACGGCGAGCCGATTCCTCCAATGCTCGCCATCGAAGACGACAGCGCCAACGCCTGGCGTGCGCCGAACATCGACGTCGCCATCGAGCGCCAGCAGCTGCTCCGCCTCTGTTGGGGCTGGGCCACCGAGATCCGCGCCATCCGACCATGAGCCGCGTCAACCTCTTGAACTTCCAGCCCTGGCGATTCGAGCCCGGTGATCACGTCTACGTCCGCCAGTGGCCGCAGGATGAGACAGCTGTTGTGCTGTGTCAGCTCGATGCGCACAGCTGGCCTCACTACCTGGTGATGGACAGCGTTGGCATCGAGTGGCGAATCAGCCAGATCGAGCTCTCTGGCAAGCCGATCATCACGCCATGAAGCGCGAGCGCCTGCACGCCCGTGGTCTCTGCATCGAGACCGGGCGCGACTGGAACGGCCGCTGGTTCATCGCCTGGAAACCGGACGTGAGCCAGCTGTTCCGCGACACCAGGGTCATGCTGCGCTGGCTGGCGTGGCCGGTGAAGACGCCCACGGGCGACAGCATCCGCTCGTGGATCGCCAGCCTGGAGGCGGCAGACCAGGAACGTGTCAGCGAGAAGCCCCAACCTTTAACAAGTGAGCCGCTTATGGAAGGTACGTCGCTCAGCCTTTCGCAAGAGCTGCTCGCCACCGGCTTCGGGCCCGAGTGCCACCTGGACGAGACAGACCCCAACCACAACACCCGCACGATCATCTAATGTCGCGGCGCGAGTGGAACACGCCGGTGCGCGAGCCGTGGAACGTGCTGATCCACCAGGCGCTGCAGGCGGTCGATCGCCACAACCGTCTCTACTTCGCCACCGGCGATCGCTTCCACCTGCAGCAGGCCCAGGTCCTGCGCCACTATGTGGCTGAGCTGAAAACCTGGATTCATCGCCAGGAGGCTGACGCCGATGAGCTTGCATGACGTGCTCGTGCTGATCGCCTGCTACTGGCTGATCTGCGGTCTTAGCCTGTGGCTGGCGTCGCTGATCCTGCCGTGAGCACAGTGATCGATCGCTGGGAGCGCAATGGCGGCAGCATCGAGCTGCTGGAGAACGAGCGCGGTGAGATCTATCACCGCGCTTGCGCTCACGGCTACTGCCGCTACTGCGAGGACCGCTGGCAGGCTGAGCTGTATCTGGATCAGCTGCTGGCGCGGTGAGCGGCGAGGATCTCGGCCGCCATGGCGTGATGCTCTGCGGTTGGCTCCGGGCAGTGGCCCAGTCCGATCAGGTCCGCCTCGATCTCGGCCACCTGGGCGACGAGCTGGTTGGAGACGTGGGCCTGCTGAGTGGCGAAGCGCAGCAGCGCAATGGTCACGCTGCGCAGCTCCTCGATGTTGGTGCAAGCGCGGACGTAGCGCACCTGCTTCTCGATCTCGAACTCATCCGAGAGGGGCAGGTTGAGGTCAAGCCAGAACATGTCGTTCAGGCGAAGATCGACAGTATCGTAGGCACGGCGGGTAGAAGCGCCGTCACCATGACTACGGGCCCGGCGAGTGATGACGCCGGGCTTTTCTGTGGGAACTGTGTGGGAACGGCTGCGCCGCCGTAGCCTGCTGAGGGGACGCTTGGGGCCCGCTAGGTCGTTGATCTGGTGGGCTTTTTTGATGGCGCGCCCGAAAGGATTCGAACCTCTGACCCCCAGATTCGTAGTCTGGCGTTCCGGTCTACCCTCGGACCACTGAGCATCCCTGAGCCTTGATTTCATTGGGTCTGGCGTCCCGCTGTCTCCCGTGGTATCCCTCCCTATCCCGGAATCTTGTGGGAATGGTGTGGGAATGATCAAGCTGACGAAGACGATCGTGGAAGGCGCCCAGGCGCGAGACAAGCGCTACCGGCTAAACGACAGCCTGGTCCCAGGCCTGGCCCTGTTGGTGCTGCCGTCCGGGGCCCGCACCTACTACCTGCGGTTCCGCCAGCTCGACGGCCGCCAGTTGGAGCTGAAGCTGGGCACGCCCGTGGAGCTCACCCCTGATCAGGCGCGGGCGCTCGCGCGCGATGCGCTGGCCCAGGTGAGAGAGGGGCGCCGGCCCACGGAAGAACGGCGCGCATCGAAGAAGGCGGCGACGCTGGCGGATCTGGCGCGCGAGCACATGGAGCGGTACGCGAAGCGGAAGCGATCGGCGGCCCTTGATGAGGCCTATTGGCGGGTGCATCTGCTGCCGGCCCTGGGCGCTGCCACGAAGGTGGCCGCGATCCGGTTCGAGGATGTGGCGCGGTGGCACGCGGCACACCGGCAGCCGATCACCGCAAACCGTGCGCTGCGGACGCTGAGCGTTGCCATGAAACTGGCAGAGGATTGGGGCTGGCGGCCACGCAACAGCAACCCGACCCGGGGCGTGAAGTCGCACCCAGAGAACAAGCGGCGCCGCTACCTCACCGCCGACGAGCTCGCCCGCCTGCGCGCTGCGCTGGCGCAGTGGGAGGAGGCCGGCCCGCTGGCGATCCGCTGGCGTTTCGCGCAGCTGGTGCGGCTGCTGCTGCTGACCGGGGCCAGGCTGCGGGAGGTGATGTGCGCGGAGTGGAGCTGGGTGGACTGGCAGCGCAGTGTGCTGCTGGTGCCGGCGGAGCGCGGCAAGACCGGTGCGGCGGAGGTGCAGCTGAGCCAGCGCGCGGTGGCGATCCTGCGAGAGCTGCAGGCGGCTGAGGCGGCAATGGGCGGGCGGTGCCCGGCGGTGATCGCCGGGGCCGAGCGTACCGGCCCGCTGGTGGGATACAGGAAGCTGTGGCTGGCGCTGTGCCAGGAGGCCGGCATCGAGGGGCTGCGCATCCACGACCTGCGGCACAGCTTCGCCTCGTATGCGCTGAGCGCTGGGCACACGCTGGGCGTGGTGGGCCAACTGCTGGGGCACCGGAGCACGCAGACCACCAGCCGCTACGCGCACCTGATTACGGAGACGGCGCAGGCGGCGGTGGCGCGAGTGAGCGATGACCTGGGAGTGTGAACGATTGTGACAGGTTGGAACGGTGAGGCTGGCGGGGGTGAGCCGGCCCCGTAGGTTGTGCTCACGGGCCGCGATGTCCGCCACCCCATAGCATCATGTCTCAAGTCTTTATCCCTGGCACCAACATCAACATCCTCACCAAAGAGGAAGATTACAAAAAAGTCGACGTTTCCCCTGAACTGGCCAGATGGTTTCTCAAGCGCAGCAACGGCAACCAGGTCCGAGTTGGTGCCAACGGTGGAATAAAACCATCGCACCTGAAACTGCTTAAAAGCCTCATTGCCAGAGGCGAGTGGAAAGCGACTCATCAAGGCGGCGCAGTGGACTGGAATGGAATGCTTTTTGATGGGCACCATCGCCTAACCGCCATCGCTGAGCAAACAGAGACCCTGCCGATGTGGTTCAAGATCGGCTGCGATCCTGCTGAGAACATGGCGGTCGACCAAGGTGCTGTGCGCACCACCGCAGACACACTGCAAATGGACAAGCGGGAAGCCGAGGTTCTTCGCTTGGCTGGATTTGTCACCTATGGATGGCGAAAGCCAACGCCACTGCAGATCGAAGACCTGAACGCAAGGATTCCGCTTGTGCAAAAGCATCGCGTGCTGATCGCAGCCTGCTCAGCCACAAAGCGGTTTTTCACGTGCACGCCATTGCGACTTGCCGCATGTGCGCGAATGCTTGAAGGAGCCAATGAAGATTACGTGCTTCGGCAGTGGCGCGCATTGTCGCTGTCTGATTACGACTCAATGAGCAAGTGCTCTAAAGCGCTGACCAGGCAGTTTATGGACGGCAAGATTCAATCCGGCCACACATACGACATCCTTGCGCGCGGCCTTGTTGTGTTTGACGAAGCCAAAAGCGACGTATCCAAAATCCAGGTCAACGATCCAGTGGATGCTGCCAAAGCAATCAAGGCAATCATTCTTGGCCACGCTGCGATTGATTCGTTGATCGCGTAATGACCTTCGCCGATCTCCTGTCCCTCCGCCATCGCGTGCCAGATGGCGTGCTGCTCGACGCTCTGGAGCTGGCCCAGATGGTGCAGCCGTTCCTGGGCTGCCCTGATCCGCCGCGGCTGAGCACCGAGCAGCTGCAGGCGCACTGGCACTGCAGCCAGCCGGCGGTGAGCCGGCGGATGAATGCGCTGGTGAAGTACGGCCTGGCCGAAGTGCAAACGACGGGCGGCCGCGGAGCGCGGTGGACCGTGCGCCGTATCGGGCTTTGTAAAGAGATGTGACACCAGCGGGCCGGTGGGCGGCCTGGCGTTTACCGTTTGATCGAGGGGCGCGGCCCCGCACCTGGACAACTGCATAGCTCGCGGGAAGCGTCCCGCTCCGGTGGTGGCCACACCTGGCACCCCATGAGTCCCCGCCAGGGACTCGCCACCCACCGGAGATCCAGATGGACGCCACCCGCAACGCCAGCCAGGCCGAGATCGCTGCGCTCTACGCAGAGATCGATGAGGCCCTCGCTGCCTACTCCGCCTCGATCGAGCGCGGCCTGGCCCTGAGCCAGGAGCTGATCGAGATGGCAGACGGCATCGAGAACGGACTGGCGGATGCCGCAGCAGAACTGCAAGAGTGGTTCTGACGCGGCGGCCCCTTCGGGGGCACGACTTCACCCCACCATCGGGTTTGTTACGAGATGTGACATCGACTCGCTCGATGCGCGATCCCGGCGGTAGGGTAACGGCATGGGCAGCGATGCCCTGCACCCCGCACCTCGACAGATGAATACTCTCGCCACCCAGCTCCAGGAGCTGGCCACCACGCTCAACACTGCTGAGCAGGTGGTCACTGCATTCCAGGCGCTGCGGGACCTCTGCTCGGAAGAGCAGTGGGACGAGCTGTGCAGCAGCGGACCGCTGTCTGACCTGCTCGATGCCTGCAGCGATTTGGAACACGACCTGGGGCTGTGAGCACCGGGGCCCTGCGGGGCCCTTTTTTGTGCTCACGCAAGCGTGAAGATTTGCGACACGCGGCAGCTCATTGCAGCGCCGCGCTTCTACCTTGGGCCCATCGGCAGGCCGAGCGCGCCGCCGATCACTCCATCGCCCGGCACTGGCCGGAGGAACCATGTCCATCACCTGCATCGCTGCCTGGGCCCTGGCCCTGCTGCTGCTCCCGATCGTCGTCCTGCTCTGGGCCAGCGAAAGCCGCGAGCAGCGCGCGCGCCGCTGGCGCCATCAAGGCCTCACGCAGCAGGCCATCGCCGATCGGCTCGGCTGCTCACGCACCACCGTGCGGAGGCTGCTGGCGGCCTAGGGCCCGCAGAACACGTTGGGGCTGCCCTGCGCCACGCTTGTGCAGCCGCTGATCGCATCGCCCACCCGGCCAGCACCGCGCCCGTTCACGAACACCGTCGGGCTGCCCATGGCAATCGGCGCCGTGTGCGTCGGGCACACCACTGCGGTCAGCAGGTGCGGCGTGTTGACGTCACCCTGGCGGCTCCAGGGGATCCCGTTCACGTAGACGTTGGGCGAGCCTTGCGCCCGGACCATGCCCGAGCAGTGCGGCACGTCCGCATCACCGATCCTTGTTGCTGCCGGCACGCTCGATCTCCATCAACTGCTGCAGTCTGGCGTTCCACATCGCTGCCTCCGCATGTTGCTCAGGCGTGTGTGGCGGTGGCGGGATGTCTGGCTCGAATCGGATGACGTGATCGAACTGCAGCGGCAGATCCTCCCATCGTTGGTAGGACCGCAGCACACCGCCCACGATCAGATCAAACCGGCCCTGGCGGTAGTTCACGGCTTCGGCCACAGCTCCCGCGGGGTCTTGCCGGTTGCCATCATCCGGCTAAGGCGCTCAGCGCGCTGGCCCACCTGCTTCGCCCAGCGGCTGTCGAGCATCATGGATGCCGCCCGCTGGTAGTCGCCGGCCTTGATGGTGGCGAGAGTGTTCTTGAACCCGAGCAGGCCCACCAGTCCGAGGTTGAAGCTCATGTCGAGCAGCACGCGCTGGCGCACCTCATCGAGCTGGCCAACCCACGGGAGCGCGCGCAGCAGCTCGCGCTCCTCGCGGGCAATGTCGTTGGCCAGGAGGTAGGCCGACTCCTGGGCCGTGATGCCACGGTCGTCGAGGTTGCGGCCGACGCCAATCGTGAGCTTGCCAGCGGTGCAGCGGTAGGGCTTCAGTCGCTCGCCTTCATGGAGGCGAAGCTGGCGCACCATCGCGTCGCGGTCGATCATCAGCGACGCTCCCGATCCTTGACGCCGAAGATCAGATCCAAAGGGCCCGCGCCGCTCCGCTGCTTGGGTGCGTAGGGGAAGGCGCGGATCGCAGCAGAGAGCAGCAGCTGCAGCAGGCTGTTGCTCTTGAGCTTGCTCATGCCGACAATCTCGCTGAGCACAAACAGCGCCAGGCCGATGTACTCGATGTGATGGGCTTCCATGTCGAACATTGAAAGGGGTCCTTCCAGGCTAGGTGTAGTGCAGGTAGGTGCTCAGGATGTATTTCGGCTGTGTGATGGTGCAGCGGCCGCGATGTAGCCAGGGCCACAAGGGCGGGAACACCAGCACGGAACCAGCACGCGGCTGGATCTGCTGATCCCAGAGCGGAAACTCGGTCTCGCCGGTTTCATCCACGTCGTTGAGATAGAGCAGCGCCGCGAGGAACCGCCGAGCGCTGGCGTGATCGCCGACGTCGACGTGATTGGGAAACTCATCGCCGGAGCTGGGGCGGTACCGCTTCATGCGGAGCTCCTCGAACGCCAGCTCTTCTGGCCACTGCGTCGCGTTGATGTCGAGATCGCGGCTGTACTGCTCGAACACCGGCAGGATCGCCCCGAACGCCAGCTCGTGCCCCTCCGGCCAGCACTGCGTCAGGTTCAGCTCGGTGAAGCGCGGCGCGTTGCCTTCGCCCTGGTGGATCAGGTGATCAGCAGCACGGGCCTCGAAGCCTGCAATGAGCTCCTGGCATTGAACAGGCGGCAGCCGATCGGGATAAACCATCACGAGATCAGCCAGTCGCATGGGGTCACCTTCTCAGGGTTCGGCCACTATGGCCCAGCCAGTTGCGGGGCCCTCGACCATCCAGCGCGGGCCGAGATTCTTCTTGCTGTAGCGCAGACGCGCGCCCCAGTTGTTGAGGTAGCGACCGTTGATCAGATCCAGATCGCCAAAGGGATCGTGCACCACCACGGCATCGTGGCTGTAGCCGATCGCGCAGATCCAATGGCCGCCACCCGTAGGCGCCCCGACAGGGCCCTTGTGGAGGATGCCGATCGGCACCGGGATGCCCTTGTCAATCTGGCTCTCGATCGTCTTCCAGCTGGCGTTGCGCACCATGTGCGCTTCGACGCCGTAGGACTGGAGCGCCTTGATCTGGCTGCTGGCCTCGGTGGTGTCGCCGTAGCGCAGCACGCGGCCCAGATAGGCATCGTCGCCATTGGGGCCGGTGAGTGTGCCGGGCTTCAGCGCCTCGAGCAGCATGGCGCAGGAACTGCTGAAGCACATGCGCAGCGCGTGTTGCGTGGCGCTGTCGCGCTGGCTGAAGTAGCGAACCTGGATCGGGTTGGTCCTGGTGCGCGGCTGCTCCTGCTTGCCATCTGCTCGCCAGGTCTGGAAGTGAGTTGCATCGCGCTTCTTCAGGCTGGCCGGCACCGCTTCCCAGAATTGCAGCACTGCAGCGCGCTGATGCGGCAGACCCTTCCAGTGCTCCAGGTAAGGGATCGGATCAGTAACCAGCTCCTGGGTCATCGCTGGCGCGCCTCCGCCGGAGGTTCTGGCCCGAAGTGTAGACGCGGATTTACTGCCGTCATCGCCAGGGGCATCACCAGGCTCAGTGCAATGGCGAGAATGACACCTTGCGCAACGCGTTTCTCGACCTCGCCCAATCGACGGAACGCGTCTGCGATGTCGGAGTGTTTCTGCGCCAGGCTTTGGTGCATAGCGTCGAGCTTGCCCTCCATGACGCCGAGCTTGTGCAGGATGTCTCCATGGGAGACTTCAGATTCAGCCATGCGAAACGCCCTGTCCTGCTGAGTCTATGCAGCCCGCCATCAACGGGCTGAGCCAGCCTGCAGATGCAGCAGCTTCATTGGTCCTTCGGGGGTGTTGATCTGGACGGCATAGCCGCCGGCGCCGGTGTAGCCGAGGTTCTTGGCATAGCTGGCGCCGTTGATCAGCGTGATAGATGAGCCGCTCGGTGTGCCGAAGTCAATGCCGGAGTGGAAGCTGCGGCCGAACATGTTGCGCGGGCCGTAGCCGCTGGTGATGCCGTAGGAACTCGGTGCGCGCCCATTGATCCGCAGGTAACGATCAGCATCAGCAGCGGTGATCCGACGCCCATCAGACCAGCGTGCATCGAGGTGCGGGCCGGTGCTGTCGCCGCTGCTGCCGGTGCGCGCGATCACGCCCTTCGTGCCGCCTGCGCTCGTGCGGCCCTGGCTGTCGCGGCCGGTGCTCCAGTCGCCGTTCTCTTCGCCCTGCGTCCCGCACTCGACGGTGGTGACATAGCCGCCGCTGCCGAGATCATGCGTGATGCTCTTCACGTTCCACGTGCCGTCGACGTATTCGCGGAACTCCTGCAGGGTCACCAGGCCCTCGGCGTTCACGTCAGGCCGGCCTGGCATCTGCAGGCTGATGCGCACCTCGCCAGCGCGAAGCGACTGCAGACGGCTGTCGGCTGCCTTCTGCGCCTCGGCCTGAGTCTTGAACAGCTGCTTCTCCTCGAACACCGGCAGCGAGCCGCCAGTCTCGCCGGCGGTATAGACCTTCTCCTTGTTGACGGCGCGATCGAGCCACTTCGCCTTCACTGCGCCATAGGCGCCGCGGTTCTTCAGTGTTGCGCGCCAGTTGGTGACCTCTTTCTGCTTGATGGTGATGTTGCCGGCGTTGTCCTTGTCGCCCCGGGGCACCACCACCAGTCGGCCATCGGCCGGCTTGATCGTCGCGCGGTATTTCTCGGCCAGGCGTGTGAGAAACGACTGATCGCTTTCGTTCGTCTGGTCCTCGTGCTTGAGCTGCACGCTCGCCAGGCTGCCCTTGATCACCGGGATCAGGTTGTTGCGCTGCGCGATCTCCTGCACCACCTGACCGAGCGTCTTGCCGTGCCAGCTCTGCGTCCGCTGCTCCTTCACCAGCGTCGGCGCAGTGTTGCTGGCGGTGGCGCGGATCACCATCGAGCGAGGGCCCATGCTGAGCTCCACCTCATCAACGGCGAAGGCGCCCATGTAGACGGGCTTGCTGTAGCCCAGCCAGACACGCAGCCAGGTGCCGCTGTTGGCGACAGGGATGCGCTTGTCGCGGTCGTCGAGGGTGATCTCCAGGCTGTCGCTTTGCTGGCCCGCCTGCTCGCTGATGCGCAGGCTCACCAGCCGATCGGCGATCAGCTTGGTGATGTCGCCGCCGTTTGCCTCGATCCTGAAGCCTGGCGTCGTCATGCTGCTCCGGTGCCAGGAGTGGCGCTTGCCGGCTGATCCCAAATGCGAACCGTCTCGCTGGTGCTGGGCTCTGGCAGATCCGGCAGCAGGATCGTCAGGCCCTGGGGCAGGATCGGCATCAGATCCGCCAGGTTTGGATTCGCCAGCAGCACTGCTTCAACGGTCTGCTGCGTGCGGCCGTAGTAACGCCAGCAGATGGCGTCCAGCTCATCAAACTGCTGGGTGACGTAGAGCTGGCTCATGGCTGCACCACCAGGCGAACGGCGTCTGTGATGAAGGGATCGACGTCCAGCATGGTGGCGATCGTGGCGGCGTTGTTGATCAGGTCTGCGAGGGCCTGGCCGCCGGCAGCGCTGCCGCCGAGGGTGTTGAGCATCGCGCTGGTAGCCGGCTGCAGGGCCTGCAGCGCGATGCTCATCGCGGGCGCACCACGGCCGAGCGCCATCTGCTGCGCCAGCTGCGGGGCGTTGATGCCGAGGCCAGCCCACACGCTTTGCTGACTGCTGCTGAGCGCGCTGAGGCCAAAGGCGTCAAGAGCTGCGCCCACGTAGTTTTGGTTGGCGATGGCGCCGCTGATCGCGCCGAGCTGCCCCAGGCTGAAGCCCGCGGTGCGTGCAGCGGTTGCGGAGGATGCGAACTGCGGATCCGTCGCCCAGCTCAGCGCCTGGAAGGCCGAGTCAGGAGTGGCAAGAGGCGTGACGCCAACAAGCGCTGCCGCAGTCAGGCCCGCGTAGCTGCTGGCGTTGTTCATGCTGAGCGGGCTTGCGGCCTGGCCCGGATCGTCTTCGACGTAGCGGGTAAGGCTGACGTTGAAGCTGATCTGCCGCGCGCCACCACCAGGGGCAAAGGTGCTGAGGCCTTCGCGCAGGCTGCGGATCGCCCACTTGCCGTAGACGCGGCCGAGGCCATCGGTGAGCATTTGCGGCTTGCCCTGCGCTGCAAGCTCGCGCAGCGTTTCGACGGTGGTCTGCTTGCCGCTGAAGCCAGGGAACAGCACGCCCTCGAGGCTGATCTCCTGACCGCCAGGGCCAAGGAACTGCACAGCAGGATCACGCAGCAACCTTTCCTGGCTCTCCCAGCGGTACTCAGCCGTGCGCTCCAGCGTCTGCGGCGCACCGTTGGGCAGATCGAACTGGAAGGAGCCGAGCTGGAAGAGAGGCCTGGTCATGGTCGTCAGTCGTTCAGAGCCACCCTGTAGTCACCGTAGGCGCGGGCGATGAGATCCTCGAAAGCAAGGCGCACCTGCTCGCGGATGCCGGCGCCATCGCCGCTGGCGTGGATGGTGACCGGTGCGTTGATGGTGACGCCGCCGCCACCGCCGGAAACGGGTCTGGCGATGCGGGGGATGATCGCGCCATCCATGCCAGGCACGAACAGCTCACGGCGTCGCTCGCCGACGACATAGGGCTGGCCGGCGCGCACGGGGCCACCGGTTGCGCGGCCGGGGGGCGCGGTGGCAGTTGCAGGCGCGCCGCCGC